GGCATCGCTTATGCTTTTAAAGAGGCGGTGAGACAACTGAAAGGCTACGACTATATCCTGAAACTGGATAATGATATTGAGACCGTCACGGATGATATTATAGCAAAGATGCTTAGGTTTCATGAACTCAATCCGGGAAATTTCGTCTGTTCCCCGGTCGATATGATGCTCGATCCCAAGTTTGCACCTCCAATACTTTGGAAAGGATATATGAACAGTTATAATGTCAACTTCACTACGCATACGGGAGGAGCCTTTCAGTTGATTCCTTATTCAATCTGTAAAAAGCTATGTGATGAGTGGAGGCACCTGAAAGCCGGGGACTGGATGATAGGGAAGTACTACCGTCAGCAGCAGTATAAACCTGCTTATCTAATGGATCTTCAGATGAGACATATTGGATTAAATTACTCCACAAAAAATTATATTCTTTGAAATACGATCTTATCATAGTGACTCAAAGCACAAGGGATCTGATACAGATGACTCAGAACTGTATTGATTCTGCCAGAGTGGACGATGCGGATTTGAATATCATCATTATTGAGACCGGTTCATTATGGGATTATAAGGGTGTGAATGAGATCATACGTTATAATGGAGAGTTCAATTATAACCGTGCTTTAAATATGGGATTGCAGAGAGCAAAAGGCGAGGTATATATCTTAGCAAACAACGATCTTATCTTTCACGAAGGATGGTCACAGATAGGTGAATCAATGCTTGCAAACGGTTATCATTCCGCCTCGGTACTAAGTCAGTCAGTGAATGGTTTTCAGCGTGGAAACTTCATCTATGAGGGTTATGAGGTAGGAAAACACATAACGGGATGGTGCATATTTATGGATAGGTATTGCAGGGAGACAATAGGACAACTTGATGAGACATGCTCATTCTGGTATTCGGATGATCTTTATGCCTGCCAATTAAAAGCCGCAGGTATAACGCATGGTATGTTCTGCAATCTCCAGGTCGATCATATCACAAGCCGTACACTGGTTAAACAGAATGCCCAGCTACAACGGAAATATCAGATTGGCGAGATGTTTAAATTTAAACAACGAAAAAAATACTACTTATGCCTCGAGAGAAAGAAATGACAAAATGTATTCCGAAGATTTATAAACGGAACGCAGAGAATATAATGCTCTTCAGCTGGGTTAATGCTCAACGTCAGATCATCCCGACAATAACTAACGAGCAGGCAATATGGAATTTTTTCAGATATACCGGGGTGGACTGGGACATGGAATCAGCAATGAGCACCTATTCCAGGCTGCAAAGAGAATATTTTGACTGTCTATGAAACTGCCAAAGCGGATAGCCGACATATTAAAGAAAAAGGAGGAGTTCATTGACTCACAACGGTCAAAGATGGAATCTACTGTCATAAAACAGCAGTCGAAACTCTTCAATGATATTATCTCCAGGCTGATCCCGGAACTGGATATCAAAGATGGGCAGATACAAGAGAGTGCTAAGAACTACCGGCTGATATCTGTTCTTGATAAGACGTACAAGGATTTTCAGGTTAACTCCGCATCTATCTTCCTGGGAGATATCGTAAAGACAACGGCAAAGATCGCCAAACTGTCAAAAAACTATTTTACAGTACTCGGTAATATCCCTGAGAGGTTTGATAAGGTTATCGAGACAACAGATAAGCTGATTAACTTACGTCTGGGACTGGATGGTGGTAAGTTAGTGCGTGGAGGGTTCCTTCAGTCGTTCTTTGATTCAAATACCATAGGCACAGAACTAAAACAGATGACATCGAAAGCGGTTACCTCTCATGTCGATCTGAAAGACTATGTCCAGATGCTCCAGGATAAGATCACAGGGACAGAGGAGTACACCGGTGGTCTGGAGAGACAGTTCCAGAGGTACGGATATGACCTTTACTCGCAATATGATGCTGCATATAATAAGACACTGGGTAATGAGTTTGGTTTTACATATTTCATCTATCAGGGAGGATTAGTAAAGGACTCCCGTGAGTTTTGTATTGAACATAATAATAAAATCTATTCCGTTGATGAGGCGCAGGAATGGGCAACGTGGCGATCACCTACGACAGGGGAAGTGCCGAGTTATTTGGGATATCCAGGTTACGACCCACTGATTGACCTGGGAGGTTATAACTGTCGTCATATGCTGGGATGGATAAATGATGAACTGGCGTTGGGAATGAGGCCGGATTTGAAATAAATTTTATATTTAGTTGCAAATTCAAAAATAATTTTATATTTACCACTAATTTATTAGTTATATGGATGAAGAATATATAATGCAGATTGACGGTAAGAAAACCATAGTAAAAAAAGAACAACTAAAAAGATTCACAATGGGAAAGCAAATCGAAGTGGAAGTAAATGGTCGAAAGGTATGGATTCAGGAACACATGCTGGATGATGCTATAAAACTCGGAGCTACAAGACAGCAAAGAGTTGTTAAGCCAGTACCGAAAGAACTATTTGTCCGAGAGATACAGAGGTCAGAAATCAAACCCCCGGTATTTACACAGATACCTGTTAAACCGATAGTCATTGATCCATTGCCAAAGATGGAAGACACACAGGAGAAAGTTCGCAGGACACCCGTAAAATCTAAATCGAAATGATAGAACTGAAATCAAAAAAATCAGGTATTACTCACATCATCTCCGATGAGGAGTATGCCGCTATGGTTAAGAAAGGAGCTATACAGATGAGTCGTTTCACTGTCACCAAACTCCAGATGCGGTCTATAATACCATCATTCCCAAAAGAGACTAAGATAAACAAGGTGCCGATAGTGGTGCCAACACCAGAGGTAAAAGAAACTAAAAAACAAAAGAATGAAGGCTGAAGAGCAGACTAAATTAAATGAGACATTGGTAAAGGTCTTTAAACTTACCGAGGAGCAGTTGTCCACACTCTATAACGAGGACGGAGATTTAACAGACTTATCAGTGGTAGCGGAGGCGGACACTAAAAGAGTGGCCAAGCTCAATACCGATAAAACTTCCCAGTACAATCGAGGCATCAAAGAAGGAGCCGAGAAGATTGAGAAGGAAATAAAAACAAAGTATGGAGAATCTGATCTTATTGGAGTTGATTTAGTGGATTCTATTGTTGTGAAGCAAGTTGAAGAGGCCACAAAAGCAGGGACAAAGGACATATCAAAACACCCGGAATATATCAAACTACAAGCCGACATCGGTAAGCAACTGAAAGAACGGGATGGCGAATGGCAGAAGAAACTCGATCTGAAAGAGTCAGAGTTTAAGAGAGCTGTAACATTTGATAAAGTCCGAAGCAAGGCACTTATGTTTCTTGAGTCATCGAAAGCTATACTACCTGCGGATGTGAATAAGGCTGCTAACTGGAAAGCGACTTATCTCAACGAACTCAACGGGTTTAACTACCTGGAGAATGAGGACGGTACATTTACCGTATTGGATAAGGAAGGAAATGCTTTGAAAGACGGTCATTCAAACATCCGCACATTTGATGAGGTTATTAAAGAGTGTGCCGACAAATATTTTGATTACCCTGCTGCCGCATCACGCAGTTCGTCAGGTAATAAACCACCGGAGGGTACTTCCCAGTCCGGAGACCCGAGAACAAAAGACGAGGCACTTGCTAAACTCAGAGATCCAAAGATCACCCCGGAAGATCGAAAGAAATTCACGGAGTTAATGGACAATTTAAAAGAATAGAAAATGAGTTTAAACATTTCTTGTGGATATCTCCACACTATACAGCGGATGGCCGATGATATATGGGCCGACCCTATGAAGAATAATGATTTGATTGCTGATGTCATCACTGCCAAGGCAGTTTTGGAAAACCAGTCAGTGAATTTCACAGAGATCACCGGGACCAAGAACCAGGAACTACGTGTGGAGTGGCTGACTAAATGCGATATCACAGTTGGCGCATGCTCGGATGACTGTACCATCGATGGGGCAGATGCCTCACCCGCATGTAAAGACTATGAGATAGGTTGCCTTTATGAGACAGAATTTAAAGTCCCGCTTCGTGCATACAGGGACAGGACAATAGAGATGCAGCAGTCGATTGCCTTCCAGAAACTGGCTCATATGACTGCACTGGACGAGAGGATAGCTCAGTATGTCATTGCAGGACTGCTTACCAATGCCGGTGATAACCTATTCCCAGGCGGTATCGGTGATGCTGATCCGGGTATCACATATATAGCACCACAGTACTGGGATGATGCTATATGGGGTTATTTCGATCAGGTACGCAGGCTTAATAAGTTCCGCAATCCTTATCTGATAACGGGTAATAACCTCTATCAGCTTCTGTTTAACCGTCCTCTGGAGTCGGCAAATGCTCAGGGTGGTGCAGCCAATGTGCGTAAGATAAACACTCTGAGAGTCTACCAAGACCCTGAGAACATCGAGGCACATGCTCCCGGTCAGACCTTCCTGGTACATAAGACAGCCGTTGCCCTCCTGAATAAGGCATGGAATAAGATCAACCCAATTAATGCCGAGGTTAAAGCCGGACAGTACTGGGAGTGGTCAGAAGAGTCGAAGAACCTTCCGGGTGTATTCTACGATTTCACAATGAAAGAGACATGCTCAGGCAATGATTTCTATCAGGCATTCAAGATCAAGTTTCACGGTCTGTTTGCTGCTAACCCCTTCCCGTGCCATGATGATAATACAGGTGTTCTGGTATTTGAATGCGGTACTGTTACATCCCACGCACATGACGCTGTTGAACCGGCATAAATTAATTTTAAATTTATAACGAATTAGAGGGGTATCTGTATTTTTACACATACCCCTTTTAAATATTCAATTATGTCTATACCAATTTGTTTTGAAGAGGTAATTGGGCTGACGAGGAAGTCTGATATTTGCGTTGACGGATACCTCGACGAGTATTCCGACTCTGACTCCGGGTTATATATTGATGAATTGCAAGGTATGTCATTAAGGATTCTTAATCATACAGGAGGCAACTACGGCATATGGGAGAAGATGTTCAATGCCCGTGAGAATGCTGTCCTTACGTTTAAGATAGATGTCATGCAGGAGATCCTGAAGACAAGGGAGCCTGCCCGTCCAATGTTCTACGGTGATATCGGAGGCAAGGCATTTAGTCATAAGCTGGGTGCTGATACGTACCAGGGGCTGAGGATACATTCGGATGTCATCGGAGGGTCATTCACTCTCAGGGGTGTAACGTTTATCCTTGACCAGACTGCGAATATGACTCTGAAGATTTACACCGGGGAAGATGTGGAAGATGGAGCCACGGCAAAATATACTATTACAACTAATTCTATTGGCGGATTACTAACATCACTGGCAGGCAGACCGAAGTATAATGTTTTGACGCCTATCGAACTGCCACTGACGGGAGATTATTATTTTCTCTACCAGAGTGCCGCAATACCTTTTGATAATAAATTAACGTGTAACTGTGGTGGCCATAAGTGGTGTTTCAACCTTGAGAATCCCTGTTATAACCCTTCGAGGGATAAGTGGACTGAGTGGGCAATGGCAGCTGGTGTTCACGGAGTAGATATTGACCAAAGGGATGACTGGCCAACATCACGTGAGGCACGGGGACTGATAATACATGGAGATTTTGGTTGTGATACACTTGGCATACTTTGTAGTGATCACTCCGACTGGTCAGGCAACCAGATTGACCTCGCCATAGCTCATGCGATCAATTTTAAGGCAGGGTCGTTCCTGAGTGGATATATTATGGATTCCGAGGAGGTAAACCGTTATACACTTCTGGGAGTGGATGGACTGGTAGCTAATATGCAGTACTACGAAGAGAGATACAAGGTGATGATCGAGTTCATTGCTTCTAATATTGAGATGGACAGAAATGAATGTTTAAAATGCCGTCCCCCGATGGGTTACAGAAGAAGAGCACAGATGTTATGACACTCCCGGAATTAAATAAGAATTTGGATAAGACTGTTAAGGATATACAAAATAATTACAATGGTGATCTTATGGTCAAACTTGCTATTGATGCAAGTACATTAATTAAAAATCGTGTTATCGAAACGGGCATTAATGCAGAAGGTCAGAAATATTCTCCATATTCAACAAAACCAACATTAGTGGGATGTAAAACATTTATTCAAAAATCAACTTGTCAAACATTATTAGGAAGTAAATCAAAAAGAAAAGAATTAGAATGGCGTACAATTGGAGGCAATAGATTAGCGATACTCCCGGGAGGTTATAAAAAGAT